TTGAGTTTGCAGGTATGTTGGCTGATAACTTTGGCAAGACTCTTGACGAGTTGCACCCATCAGTGCAGAGAGCATTCGATACATACGGAATTAGCAAGCAAGAGTGGGATAGCTTTAGAAAAACAAAGCCCCTAGAGATGAAGGGAACTAAAGTCGCTGACCTTACAGCAGATGAAAGTATGAAGTTCCATGCCATGATCCTGCAAGAAACAGACTTTGCTGTGCCTACACCTGGAGCGCGTGAAAGAGCTATTGCTACTGGTGGTCTTGAGAGGGGTACTGTCTGGGGCCAAATATCCAGATCAGCTATGATGATTAAGTCATTCCCTATCACCATGATGACTACACACTTATATCGTGGTGCTACTCAAGCAACATTTGGCGGTAGGGTTGCATATCTGGGTTCTTTGGGCGCAAGCACAATGCTTCTTGGTGCGTTTGCATTGCAGGTTAAGGATGTTGCAGCAGGTCGTGAGACACGAGATATGGACGCAGCTTTCTGGTGGTCGGCACTAGCACAGGGCGGCGGCTTAGGATTGTTTGGTGACTTTATTGTTTCTGATGTAAACAGATACGGCAAAGGTTTTGTTGAGACTTTAGCTGGCCCAATGGGGAGCTTGGTTAATGACACATTCAGTCTTACGCTGGGCAATTTTAGACAGGCCGTAGCAGGCGAAGAAACCAACGTACTTGGGGAGGCAGTCAAGTTCGTAGAAGACATTACTCCTGGAGTGTGGCAAACACAGCTTATTATGGACTCTATCTTCGACAATGTTCGTATGATGGCTGACCCTAACTTTGAGAAGACTCTTGCTTCCATGAGACGTAAACGCATGAAAGAATATGGACAAGGCTACTGGTGGGAGCCAGGTGAATCTCCGCTAGAAGTATTAGAATAGCTGTATATTTTTTAACCAATTTTTAGTATAATCAACCCAATTCAAACAGGAAATTATTATGTCAATTACAACCAACAACCCATTCAAAGGTTCAGGCCCAAATCTTACAGGCGCAGTAGTAGATATGCAGCCAGTCACTCCGAGCGATGGCGCTATCTTTGCTGATGGCGTTGTAGCTATTGGCCTATACGTCACTGTGGGCGGTGCTGTTAAGTTCAAGACTGCTCGTGGTGAAGACCGTACCGTTACTGTTCCAGATAACTTTTACTTGATTTGCTCATGCCAACAAGTATTTGCTACTGGTACTGATGCAACAGGCATACACGCACTGGTGTCTTAAATGATTGGCATTGGCGCTACATTATTTAAAAGAGCAGTCATGGGGAGTCGGGGGTTTAGTCCTTCGGCTCTGTTTGCTAATGGCGAGGAAGGTGCTTGGTATGACCCCTCCGATTTATCTACCTTGTTTGAAGAAGACGGCACTACTCCTGCGTCTGTAGATGGCCCAGTTGGCAAAATCCTTGACAAGTCTGGTAACGGCAATCATCTCATTCAGACAACTGAAACAAAGTGTCCAACCCTTAAACTTGCTAGTGGATTGTACTACCTAGAGTTTGATGGTGTTGATGATGGATTACAGACATCCTCTATTGACTTTACCGGCACTGATGCAATGACAGTATTTGCTGGTTCGCGCAAAGAAAACGATGCCGCTGAAAACATTACTGAGCTGTCAGCAAACTCAGGCGCTAATGCTGGAACATTTAGAATGAATGCTCAAACCAATAACATTTGGCGCTATTCATCTAGGGGTAGCAGTGCGCTAAGAAACATTAATGCGGGAGGTTATACTCCTCCAGTAACAAGCGTACTTACAGGTCTTAGTGACATCAGTGATGACACATTAATAATTAGAGTAGATGGTGTTCAAAAGAACTCATCAACTAATGACCAAGGTACAGGCAACTATGGCAACTACCCACTCAATGTTGGCGCTAGAAACAATGCAGCAGGATTGAACCTAGACGGTAGAATCTATAGCCTTATTGTTAGAGGCGCTCTGTCTAACGCTGACGAGCTTGCATCTACTGAAGCGTATGTTGCAGTTAAAACGGGAGTATCTATCTAATGTCTGTATTCGCAACAATAGTTGTAGCCAATAAAAACAAAAGTGCAGCTCAAGACTTAACGTCATCAGAGATGTTTACTTCAGAGTTTAAGAAAGGCATACGAAAGTATTGGGTTAGCTCTGGTTATTTTCCAGATGATTACTACAATGCTCTTATTGATAGCGACTTAATATTTGCTATTGATGCACAACTAAAACCTACTTCAGTATTGACTGGCTTAGGGATGATGAAAGTTACTGAGGAATAAGTATGTCTGTTACAGGTGCTACCACTAGGAATGATTACATTGCCGCAAATGGGCAAACTGTTTTTCAATATACTTTCCAGATATTAGATTCTGCCGATCTTAAAGTATTAAAGAATGGCGGGGAGCTTACTCTGTTTAATGACTATACTGTCCAGGATGGTGGTCAAGAGACAGGAGGCACGATAACACTAACATCTGGAGCTGCTGGCGCTGATGCTATTAGCGTCTTGCTGGCAATACCTATTGACCGTACAACCCAGTACCAGAATGCCGGAGACTTCTTGGCATCTGATGTTAATGGGGATATGGACAAAGCATACCTAGTGTTAAACCAGTTGCAGACCAACATGGATAGAGCTGTTAGGCCAAAGTCATTAGAGCCAACTATTGATATGACGTTGCCTACTGTTGGTAATAGAGCTAATAAGTTCTTCTCTTTTGATTCAAGCGGCAGACCCACAGTTACTACCGGCAATCCTTCCGCTGTCCCAGATTATGTATCTGTTGAAGACTATGGCGTTGTTGCTGATGGCGTTACAGACAATACAGTTAAACTTCAGTCTGCTATTGATATTGCGGCGGCTGCTCGTAAGCCTCTTTACTACCCGGATAGTGCAAACTACATCAGGATTACTGGCCCTCTTTATGTAAGGTCTTATTCTGTTTGGTTTGGTGAGGGAGAGATACGGAACACTAATACCTCTGGTGATATTTACGCATCTGTCTTAATGCCCGGTGGCTTCAACCCTGTTCACTTTGGTGCCTTCAATCCAGTTCGTCAAAGCTATACACAGTACCCACTTAATGCTGTCAACGGTGGGCGCACAGTTACAACCACTACAGCAAGTCAGGCCAGTAACTTTTCTGTTGGCGATCTAGTATGGATAAGCACTGTTAAAACCTGGGTTGGTAATGCAGGCAACTACCCGATTACAGCTCATCTTTCTGAGGTAGTATCTGTAGATGCTAACACCGGAGCTATTGTTATAGACACTCCAATCAGTGAGGAGATGTCTGACCTATATGGTGATGTTCAAATATGTAATGCCCAAGAAGCTGCTGTCTTAGACCTGCTAGGCAATCCAATGGAGTTCTGTAAGTATGCAGTAATTCATGGCATATCAATCACAGCAGATACTGGAGCAGCTTTGACTCGCGGCGGTATGTATAAGTGCGACTTTAACTTCAAGCAGATTAGAGCAAGAAACGCTATCTTTGCTAATGCCTTTGTTAATACGTCAGTTAGAGCGCAAACAGTGACCACTACAAGAAAGCTGTGTGACATTGCAGCATTCTCTAATCAGTTCTATATTGGCATTGATTCAGCTATATACGATGGTTCTATAGCAGAGTCTAACTTACCTGCGTTCTGTCGTGTTGGTGAGGCCAGTCGTAACGGAGTCATTGAAGTAAAGAATAGCAACTGTGCAGGTTACATTGATCCCGACCCAATCGTTATGATTGATAGTGGATGTCTGAACGTGGGGCAAATACACCACAGTGTTACTGCTCCTAATCATGGAGAAGAAACAGCTACAGGCTCTGCATTTAGATTCCAGCAGGGTGTAACATCTAACAGACAGATTTATATCACATCACCACTATGGACTGGCAGCACTGCCTTTGAGGTAGGTGATAGGGTTTCAAACAATAGCGTTGGATACCAGTGTCTGACAGCAGGAACATCTGCGGCTAGTGGTGGCCCTACTGGAACAGGAAACTCAATTACAGATGGCACAGTTGTATGGAAGTATGTTGACAATGTTGCTGTTGATGGGCAGACCGTACTTAACTATGGCACCAAGTTTGATTATCAGGGTGCAGACAGAACTGCTGACCTAAAGGTTTATCTAAACAACACCCTTATCGCTGAAGGTGCTGGAGCAGGTGAGTATCAAAAGACAGATGGCAATACCACAATCACGTTGGGTACTGGTTTATCTTTGTCAGAAGAAGATCGCGTTAAGATAGGCTTGGCCAGTGACTACCAGAAAGTTCTAAGAGATTGCTGGATGGACATACACGCTACGCTTGGTGGCTCGGCTGCCCGTGGTGCTTCTATTTCAGATGGAGCTAAGAACGCTAACCCTCCTACAATTAAAAATATCCAGAGATGTGGCTTTAAGAACTTAACAATTGAAGCCCCTGATACTGCATTCCCTGCGACTGGCCAGGCTGTAACTCTTGAGGGTGATTACTCTTATATAGATACTGCTCATGTAAGTAGTGGTGAAGTGTTTGTTTCTTCCTTTGCTGACTTTGCAAACGTCCGAGGATATTATGATGGTGGTGCTAGAGACCTTTCCTCCACTGGTAATACTCGCATCACATCTAAGAAGTCAATGCTCTGTGCAGTGGGCAATCAAATCAATGATCAGATACTGGTAAACTCTACAAACACAACGCCAGTTCTTACCTCTGCGTTTCCTGCCAACTCTCTTTTTGTTAATGACAGATGGGTAATCAAGGGAACAGGTCTGTTAAATAATACTAACGGAGATAAGAGTATTATTTTCTACCGTGATGATGGTGGCTCTGGAGAAACTTACTTTACCTTTACCGTAGATGCGGCAATTACTGGTAACTTTACATTAGAGATACAGTTAATAGCTCAAAGCCTAGCGCAATACACAGTGGTCGGTGTGTTAAACCTAGAGAACTCTGATTCTATTTCCTATAATACAGATACCACTATTGACTTGGCCACTGCAAACACATTCGTGGTAGGAGCAAGTGTTGTTAATGCCAGTGATAGCATTAGATTGCACAACTTAGATAGCACATTCACTAAACCATACCACTTAAACTAAAGAGAACTATCATGGTCGAAGAGACAAAGGAAGTAGTAGACATAGCGGCAGCATCAACTGGAGTGTTGGCATTAACGGCATGGTTGCCCCCTGTGGCATCGCTGTTTACAATAGTGTGGTTAGGTTTAAGAATCTATGAGTCAGACACAGTTCAAGGACTGTTAGGAAGGAAGTAATGATCGAGAAGTTTATAGCACCTGTCACTAACTTACTGGACAAGTTCATACCCGATGCGGATACCAAGCAGAAGATCGCCCATGAGATTGCAACAATGTCTGAACGCCACGCGCAGGAAATCGCACTGGCTCAGATCGAAGTCAACAAAGCAGAAGCAAAAGGAAACTGGTTCCAAGCAGGATGGCGACCAGCTACAGGTTGGGTTTGCGTTCTGGGTTTCGCAGTGAACTTCCTTATCTCACCACTAGCCGCAGGGTTTGGTGTAGATATTCCACAGGCAGACACTTCGACTATGTTGCCCGTCCTGATGGGTATGTTAGGATTAGGTTCAATGAGAACTTACGAGAGAATGAAGAATGGGAAAAGTAACTAACCTACGTCCAGACCTGTCAGAGCTGTGTGAAGATTACGATACTATTATTGTGATAGGCGTGAGCGATGACCAGATACAGATCGTATCTAACATGGAAGACCCAGACATCTTATACAGCATGGAAGTCGCTAAGGCAGAACTGATCAATGCCTACTTCAACAGCTACGAGGTACACTGATGCAGATGCAGTACTTCAACATCAAGGAGTTTGACTGCCAAGAGACTGGGGCCAACGAGATGAGTCCCTTCTTCTTGGAGAAGTTAGACTACCTGCGACACCAGTGTGGATTCCCATTCAAGATTACCAGTGGATACCGTGACCCCTCTCACTCTATCGAGGCTCGTAAGACCAGACCTGGCACCCATGCTAGGGGTATTGCTGCTGACATCCACATCAACAGCGGCTCAGAGGGATATGTGATCGTGAAGGAAGCTATGAAGATGGGCTTTTCTGGTATAGGAATTGCAAAGAACTTCATCCATGTAGATGTACGTGATACTGTACAGGTTATCTGGACATATTAGTTTACAAATGTTCGGATATTTAGTTTACAAATGTCCGGATATGAGGCGCTAGACTACCCAAATCCTTAACTTAGTAAACTCTTGCTGGTCTTCTTAGAATCTTTAAATGCCTTAGCTGTGGGCGCACCCGTAGCTCCAGGCTTTCTCATCTTCTCAGAGCTACCTGCTTTGATGCGCTTACGTTTGGCATGGATATTTGCGTATAGACCTTTCATTACCACTTACTCTTGTTGGCCCAGTACGCAGCAGACATCTTACCCTTGGCAATATTCTTAGCGTGACGAGCTTTGAAGGATTTACGACGAGCCTTTTGCTTGGCTGTCTTGGGATTGGCACCTGCACCACTCACGCCTTGCTGACCATAGCGTATTGTCTTCACATTATCGCCTTCCTTGGCGACCACAACATGAGATTTGGTGGGGTGCTTTGGGGTTCTCTTGGGCTTGTTGTAGCCAGAGACTCCGATTCGGGATAGTAAACTAGATTTCTTACTGTTCTTTTTCATGCCCCGATTATAACATTTTTAGGACTCTAATTCACGCTCTATTAGAAAGTCACAGTAATGCTTGATCTTGCGTAGGTCTTCAACACCACCCTTACTCTTCCAGCGAGTAGCGTACTTAACAATGTTCCCCTCGCAAAAGTCTAACTGGTTTGCCAGAATGTATTCGATAGGCTGGATGGCTGTCATGTAATGGCTACCACCCACCTGTTTATTATTTGCCGTCATACTTCTTCCTCAAGTAGTTCATGGATACAGGCATCTCATCACACTGACCATCGTTGACCTCATGTAGCATCCACACACCTCGCCAGCTACTGTTGGTCTGGGCTGTAAGGTAGTCCTCATCATGGACGTAGAAGATACCAGCGAACAATCCGATCATGGGCTTCATGTCTGCTCTGTTAGCAAAGGCAATGTCTCTATCCTGAACGTGACCCATCACACAGCTCATGTGCTTCTTGGATAACATCAGCTTGGCACTGCTGACTGGCCGACCCATGATACCAC